TCAGTTCCCAAACCGAAGATCATTTATGTCTATCCGACCCCCGACAATATTGAAAAGTTTCAGTATAAGGACAATGCTGACAACTGCTTCACATTTGACGCCAAGGAGGTTTCGTGTGCTAAGGCAAAGGGGGCTGTCAAGAAGATACCTGTTCAATAAGACACACCCACACATAGCACCCCGCACATACGCACATTCTAATTTATATCTGCCGTATATATTAGAATACAAGAATTACTAGAATGGGGTTTCAAAGATTACTGCATACAGAAACTGGACGTACGATTATATCTATTATACTTGGTTTAGGTATCGCGTCGTTGTTTCGTAAGGCGTGTAAAGACAGGTCGTGTATCGCTTTTCGTGCGCCACCTCTCAAGGATTTAGAGAAAGATACGTATAAGTTGGATGACAAATGTTATCAATATAAGACGAAAACTGTGAAGTGTGATGCGGGGAAGAGGGATGTACAACTTTCGAAATAACGCGGAAGTCATACTCATTTCATTACGCTCCGCTGCGATGCTCGCATAGTTCGACGCGTGTGCGTAATATATTTATGATATCAATCTTACTATAAATATATTCTAATTCTAATTCTAATTCTAATTCTTAGTCTTATTATTCATCTTAATCTACACAATGAGCGATACAACAAGTATTGATGACTTGCCTTTAAGTAGCCAAACTGCGGGTTTAGGAGGAAATTACGGTGGCGGTGGAGGCGGTGGCGGTGGTGGAGGAGGCGGCGCGCCTCTCATCTACTCTCCCAATGTAAGCACCGATCCGTCGTTTCAGAATCAGCAACATCAGCAGCAAATCCCAGGAAATGTAATGAACGATGTGCTTCAAGGTGTTCAGCGTGCCAGCGCCAATGGTATGACAATGATACCAACGAGAGATATCCCGATGAATCCAAATTCATTTACACACGACGATCAGGCGAGACCAAATTATGTCCCGCAACCTAAGACCGTCCATTTTCAAGACGACGGCGGCGCGGGAGGTGAACGTGACTATATCCGTGAACACACATCTATGGAAAGTATCGTCCGCGCCAACGCTCGCCAATCCAATCAAATCGATACCATCGAGGCGATTTATTATGACCTTCAAATGCCAATACTTCTCGGCGTTCTCTATTTCATTTTTCAGATGCCCGTATTTCGCGCCCAACTGCTTCATTTTCTTCCATCCTTGTTCGGCGAAGATGGTAACTTTAAAATTATTGGACTCACTGCTACTAGTGCGATGTTCGCGGGTTCATTCTTCGTGATTATGAAGATATTCAACAAACTGGGTGAAGGACTTCGCTAATCTATGGTATTCTTACGTTTGCGCGTCTTCGCCACCTTCGACCCCTTCGTCTTCGCCACCTTCGCGGTCTTCCCGGCCGCGTGTTCCAACGGAATATACCGCAAGAACCACTCTTCATATTCCCGTGTATCCCGCTTCCCGTTCAATTCTTCATATTTCTTCGTCTTTTCAAACCGCATCGATTCCAAGGTAGGTTGTTCACCATAACAATTAATACTGAAACGCCGTAATAACCCAGTCTGTTTGAGGCGGTTATGTTGCTGGACGTCGAACAGGAATTGCGACATACATAAAATACGGTTAATATCGTAGTACACTCGATCCGCATAAATAAACGCCAAGTAAAAACTCAACATTGTATCTATCGTCGCAATACGGATTGTATCACTATCAATCCTTATTGTATTATAACTATGACACGCGAGAGGTTTGTATAAGAACGCGACGACCTCTTCACCAACACGAATATCATAATGTTCGGAGATGACTTCACCGACACCCTTATGCTTCGTATATTTGACTCTGGTGTATTTATGCTCAGTGAGTTCACGGACAACCTCTTCACATAATGCGCGCGGGTCTTCCGACAGAATATCGAAATCTGGGATTTTATGGATGATACGGCGCTGGTGTTTTGGCATATACCGCGAATACAGGATATTCGCATACCCACCGAAAAATACCGCCTTGTTTTTAATAAACACTCCCCGGACAATATTGTAAATATCGGTCTGTTGAAGGAGTGTCTCTCGGTTGGTAGAATATGAAACCTTGGAGGAGTCTACAGAATAATGTGTTTTGGACGCAGACGCAGACGCAGACGCGGAACGAGATTTGGATACGGATACGGATACAGAGTCATTATTCTTATCCTTATCTTTGGAATTCGTTTCTATATCTTTCGACGACATTGAATATATAATGAACTCATCATCGTCTTGAAGCATTCTCTCGTATTTCACATTTAAGTTATACCGATGTGTGACTTTATCCTCTTCAATCGTATATGTATAATTACCAATAGTTTCCTCGTGTTTGCTTACATTGTGAAACAAATGGCGCATATACTCTGCGAGGGAATGATGCTTACGCTTGATTTGAGAGATTGCCTTTTGTTTTATGCCGGTTTTACTTTTGAATATGCCACCACCAGTTTTGATGGACTTGGATCTGGACTTGGACCGGGACTGCGACCGAGACTGCGACCGGGACCGAGACCGAGACCGCGTCCGTGACGCACTGATTTCCCCCGTGTTTTCATCCGTCGCACCTTCAAACCCCCTTTGATACTCTATTTTATCACACTGATACCCCTTAAGGGGGTAATGTGTATTCAATAGCGTCAATCGTTTTTGAACCTTCTCCCAGCGCGATACATCGCCATCAGGCCGCGACAATTCTAAATACATCGCCATACGAAGAAAGTCGGGCGGAGCATACCGTATGTCACTTTTAACAATTGCGTCTTTGGATATCGCCTTGAATAAATCGGGCTCCATTTGGGTAATATCCGCAATTCCGGTGAAATTCACAAATACTTTATATGTTCCGTGATGGACGCCGGATTTGGCCTCGACATCTTCATACCCAGCCTTATAATAAATATCCGCCAATTCTTTCGCGTGGTCAAGTGCGTTATCCGAATAAAAGTCGTAATCGGGCAATTCGATATCCTTATTGTAAAATTGGGCGTCTTCGGGTAAGATGTTGTTGATCGCAGTCCCACCATAACAAACAAGTTTTTTATCCGCAATAAACTTCTCTACAATCGAGATGATTTTCTTTACTTCGGGATCACGCATTACTTCGACGCCTTTCCGATTTTCAACCTTGTCTACGGCTTGACGCAATATTTCCAATTCTTTTTCTTCATACGATTGTGTATGGGAGCTGTCTTTGTCCCTTTGCGGCATTATTATATTATATTATTTATTATAATGAAAATCCAGGTTTATTAAAATTATAATTATAATTATAATAATGATAGATAATTAATACTTGCCTATTATGTTGTGAATTTGAAACCGCCGGCAGCTTCTTGTGGGCGAGCCTCAAATGATGACTTCGGATCAGGAGGTGCGGGTGGCGCAATCGTAATTGGTACATACCGCAACTCCTCCGGTTTCAATATAAACCCGTAACCAACTGAATCAAATTTATCCTCGTAGGCTTTTAGTTTTTCATCACGTGCTTCCTCTTGGAAACACATCGCAACTATTTGACACCCCCATGTGTATGGACCGTTATGTCCGTCATTATTTGGTCGACCACTCTTGTCCGGGATCACTAGACACATATTCTTCTTATTCGCGTCTTTAAACGCCTGAGGGTCGCCGACATTTTTAACACCGAAAAATGTATATTTCGACAGAAATAGTGACTTTGAACTCATATTAATCAACTCGAATAATTTGGTACTACGATATAGGTCATTTGTTCCGTCCACCATCAAAATCACCTTTCCAGATAATGAACGCAAGTTATCGTCTCCTAAATCTTTTGAATGATATTCGCGTCCATATTTTGGACCAAGCAGATTACGCGCCATCGTTTTGCTTTGTGCGATGATTTTTGCAAGATTGTCATACATTGTAACATTACGCGACATAATTCGCATATGAATAATAAATGGATCGTTGGGATTAGGGCACTTCGAACCAGAAAATGCGTAACTTCCTAATACTTCGAATGCTTCTGACACTGGAATATGATTAAATGTTTCCTTATAATTATACGAATTCACAGAAGAAGACGCAATAACAGGCTGGTTATCTACTGAGAAAATCTCAAAATCAATGAACCGGCATCCGCGGGCTAGAACATAAAGACACGCATCCATACTTACTGTAGAGTTTTTGAATTTATCGGGATTGAATGCGTTGTAGGCAGACTTGATGTAATAATCGCGTAATTTGAATTTACTTTGACTGTCTTCTGGATTAATAGAAGTTAGTTTATTAGCTATGACTTCTTTCATATCCTTGTCGGTGTTCTCAAGTCCTTCCTTTATATTACCTCCGGTGGGCGCGGTGGTGGGCGCGGTAATGGGCGCAACACTGTCAAATACGGTTCCCGCCTGGCGACGTTGATGTATCGTCATTTCATTCTCACTAGTGTTCGGCGTAAATCCTTCTGTTGATAGCGGTGACCGGATTAGGCCATTCAAAAAAGGTTCCCCTGAACTACTTATAATAGACATCGCATTGTCAAGTGTATTGTCTTTTTTGGCGCGGGCAACCGCTGCCGCATCCGCCTCATCTGCCATCTCCGCATTACGGAGACCTTCGCGTATCCTATAAATATCGTTATTGCGTGAAATACTGTGCGATTGTATTAATCCCGATACTTGCCATATTGCGATGAATAATATAATTACAAAAACAAACACGACCTCAATATTGTATTCTTTTAATGACATAACAGATAAACAATGATAAACGAGATATATGTATCTCTTTATTTTGTATATAAGTTAGATATTTTATATAAAGATAATACAAAGGTAGAATACATACAAATATAGAATACTAAAATGACAGGTGGATTACTAAACTTGGTCGCGACTGGTAATCAAAATGTTATCCTGAATGGCAATCCCAAAAAATCATTTTTCAAGAGTACTTATCTTAAATATACAAATTTCGGTCTTCAAAAGTTTAGACTTGATTTCGACGGACAGAAAAAACTCCGATTGACCGAAGAATCAAAATTCACGTTTTATGTGCCGCGCTATGCGGAGTTACTGATGGATACGTATGTATGCGTCACGCTTCCTTCGATATGGAGCCCGATAAACCCGCCAAGAACAGCAGGCGATATGTGGGCGCCGTATGAATTCAGATGGATTGAGAATCTGGGAACTCAGATGATTAAAGAAATCGTGATTTCAGTTGGCGGTATGACACTTCAAAAATTCACCGGAAATAATTTGTTGGCGATTATGGAGCGCGATATGGATAAGACCAAGCGCGAGTTGTATAACCAAATGACTGGCCACGTACCCGAGTTATACAATCCAGGTTGTTCAGGTGCGCGTCTGAATCAGTATCCAAACGCGTATCACACATCGAATATTGCCGGCGCAGAACCGTCCATCCGTGGACGCAAAATATATATCCCAATTAACTCGTGGTTCACACTTTCTTCCAAAATGGCGTTTCCCCTTGTATCTCTTCAGTACAATCAGCTTCAAATTGATGTCACCCTGCGCCCCGTAAAGGACCTATTCACTATACGTGATGTAGGAGATTCGGTGAATTATTGGCCGATTGTCCAACCCGATTTCACTAACCCCCTTCACCAAATGTGGCGGTTTTTATACCCACCGCCCAGTATTGATTTGAGTTTTAATTCATACCCAAGTATTCGCGCGGATTGGAATGCGGATGTACATTTAATGGCGACCTATTGTTTTCTCTCGGATGATGAATCTAAAGTGTTCGCAGCGAATCAACAAAAGTACCTGATTAAGTCATATTATGATTGGGCGTTCAATGATGTGACCGGAAATAAGAAAATCAAGATAGAAAACTCGATGGGAATGGTGGCGTCGTGGACAATGTTTTTCCAGCGGAGCGACGTTAATTTGCGGAATGAATGGAGTAATTATACAAACTGGCCGTATAATTATATGCCATATGATATCATTCCAGCACCGACAGATGATGACTGGAAACCTGTGTCATTTAACGAGATTGTAACCACCGCAAGCGATATTCAGACAGCTGAGTGGAAGGCCCGCCCCGATTTTCAGTTCGACCACTACTATTATGACAAGAATGGGCCGAAGAACGGAATTGGACCGGGTATTAATCCTGGAGATAAACGCCTTACTGGCATTCACATCACTGGCGACTTCCAATCCGAGAATGAACGCGATATTTTACAGATGTTGGGTATCTCTTTAAATGGCAAGTACCGAGAGAATTTACTGGATGCTGGTGTTTATAACTATGTTGAGAAATACACGAGGACTCGTGGGTGTGCGAAACCGGGGATTTACTGCTATAACTTTTGCTTGAATTCTGATCCATATGATCTACAGCCAAGTGGTGCTATTAATATGAGTAAGTTTAACCAAATTGAACTTGAATTGACTACTATATATCCGCCATTGGATCCGGCAGCTCAGGTGAAAGTTATATGTAATCCGAATACGAAGGAGATTATCGGAATGAATAAACCAAATGTCAATATTTATCATTATAGCTACGACTTTCATATTTTAGAAGAGCGGTATAACGTTCTGACATTTGTGTCGGGAAATTGCGGATTGATGTATGCGCGCTAAAGTGCGCACGCGACCTATAAGCGATGCGCGCTAAAGTGCGCACGCGACCTATAAGCGATGCGCGCGACAAGCGATAAGGATTATTATATGTTGGTAATATAACTAGTATTAGTATTCGAATAATTGGAATGGCTGATGACGAAGAAGTAACAAATGACGGCGGTGACGGCGGTGACGGCGGTGACGGCGGTGACGGCAAAGGCATCGGAGGCACATTTAGTAAACTGCTTCCTGGAGGGCGCAACGAAACTAACGATAAACCCAAAGATGAGAAACCCGAAAAACCAAAGAAAGCCGCCCCGAAATCACTATTTGATCTGGCCGCATTAAAGGAGTTCGGGTTAAATGTGTTGTCGCTTTTTATTGAAACTGTTATTATTTCAGTTATTTGTGTAAATATCCTTTTTTTTGCCGACCCGAGAAGCATCAGAATGAATAATCTGAATTTACCAAAACTCTTCCCAACTGACCGACACGAATGGCCATATTGTTATACAAATGAATATACATCGTGTGAAGCTGATTGTCAAGATAAGTTCGGCGGTATTGCGGACGACCCTACAAATCCAAGCGCGAAAAAGATATACTTGAAAGCAGCGGTTATTTTGGACACATATATTTTCAAATGGTTCTGTTTATCAAAAGATGATGTAGATATGGTAAAATCAAGTGTAGATGAAGGTGTAACAAAAGTAAACCTCCTGAATTGGGATTTTATAAAGGCGCGTTTCAAGCAATGGGTTAATAATTCATTTATATTCTCATTTTCAACTGATCGAACATTGTTATTGTATGTATTAAATTCGATTACAAAAATGTCCAACAGTATCCCGAAAGAGCTCTATGATGTTGTGTCGCCGCTTTTGATTTTAATAATGCCGTTTGTGTTTTTGTTGTTTCTGGGTTTTACATTGGGAGGTGGTCCATTATTTACGACAATCATCGGAATGATTGTAAATAAAACAGAACATCACAGTGAATTTGTTGGAGGTTCTTTATGGTCACTATTTACCGGGTTTGGGTTTATGGGATTTTTACCATTTATTTCATATGTAGTCCAAATGATCCAATTTTTCGGAACCTTCTTTATATATCCGTTTCTTCACTGGGATGAGTATCGTGTATTGTATGCGAAATACATACCGATTATTTTCTTCTTTTTTAATTTAGTGCTGATGTTTTACGCATTTGAAGGATTGGAAATTAATATCGCAGCAATTGTCATTCTTGCGTTACTTATGCTGTATTTGACAACATATTGGAGCGGAATTATGGACTTTTTCAATCAAATAAAAAATTGGGGTGCGTAACCCAATCCAACCAAATCCGTAATGTATTTGGTCGGTCCTGCGCAATAAACAACATAAACGATTGTTTTGTAATAAACTATATCTGTAGATTTTTACAAAATGGGAAAAACGAAACACGGTGGTGGCGCAGTCACTGGATCAGCCGAACTTGTCAAATCGAGCCCCGAGTATTTTAAAAAATACCCGTTTGTGAGTGTATGTACACCCACATTTAATCGCCGCCCATTCATTAATGCTATGATAAAGTGTTTTAATCATCAGGATTACCCACAAGACAGAATGGAGTGGATTATTATTGACGATGGAACTGACTTGATTGAGGATATGATTGCGTCACATCCACGGGTTAAGTATTTCAAATATGAAACCAAAATGACGCTTGGAAAGAAGCGTAATCTGCTTCACGAGAAGTCGCGCGGTGAAATTTTGGTATATATGGACGACGATGATTATTATCCACCGCAACGTGTATCTCACGCGGTAGAGATGCTTGTTAGCCATCCGGAAGCATTGTGTGCGGGTTCAAGTGAAATCTATATTTATTTCAAGCACGTTGGACAAATGAAGCGTTTTGGCCCATATGGTCCGAACCACGCGACAGCAGGAACATTTGCGTTTAAACGTAAATTGTTGAAGAACAACCGATATAATGACGAGGCTTGTCTCGCAGAAGAGCGCGCATTTTTGAAAGATTATACGGTTCCATTCGTCCAATTAAACCCAATGAAGGTGATTCTTGTTTTTTCTCACGAGCACAATACGTTTGATAAGCGCAAATTGCTTATAAATGCGAACCCGGATATCGTTCGCGATTCGCCAAAGAAAGTGATGGATTTCATCAAGGATAACGAACTTCGCCGGTTTTATATGGTAGACTTGGAGAAAGCATTGGAGAATTATGCGCCGGGACGACCTGAAATGAAGCCGGATGTTATCGCTCAAACTCTTCAATTGGAGAAGGAACGAGCGAAAATGGCCGAGGATGCGGCAGGTGGTGGTGGTAATAGTGGCCAAATCATATTACAGCAACCAGGACAAGAACCGGTTGCGTTATCAAATGACCAGATTATTCAAATCATTCAGAAATTACAGGCAGATGTAGCGGAGCGTGATAAAACGATACGAGAGATGACAGATGAAATCGTCAGATTTAGACAACAAAACGATCAACATTTAGACGCGATAAATGATGTTAACACAACAATTAATTCTTCAACCACCACCACCACCAATCCACAACTTCAATCCATATTAACAAGATATGAAGAGGTATTACAAGAAAATCGTGAATTGTATCGTCAATTGAACCAACAACCGTCAAATCATAATAATGTAAATATCGCGTCTGATGCGATTGAAGTGACCGAGGTCAGTGAAGTGACCAAAGTCAGTGAAGCTATCGAGGTCAGTGAAGCTATCGAGGTCAGTGAAGTATTCGAAGTAAACGAAGGAATGTCAGAAATCGTAATGATGTAAAACTACGACTGACTCGATAATCAATCATAAAATATTATTATATGGACCAATCCAAATAATAATATCATAATATCATAATATCATAATATCATAATATCACAATAAACACACTAGTTCTTAACAACTTCAACACTATGAATATTCAACGAAAGAATACTTGTTTTTGATTCGTGAATCACAAAATCGTGATCTTTACTATACTGTTTAAATCTATCGGAAATTATGGTTTCAATCTCAGAAACTGCTAGTTCATCCTCCTTTGTTTTATAATCGTTGTTATTTTTTTCTGCGTGTGCGTCTTCACTGTTGTCTCCGTGACCGCGACTGCCACCCTTCGACTTGTGTTTGCGGCTACTCTTTGATGACGGTGCCGGCTTTACAGGAGCTTCAATATATTCCCAGTCGCCAGATGCCTCTATTTTGTTATCAGTTACATTAAAGATTACTGTTTCCGAGTTAAATACGATTGCGGTATCTGGTGCGTGACCATATTCCGGAAGTTCAATTTCGGTGATTGTATCCAATATATCTAAGAAGTCGTTACTACGAACATAATTACGAATATATCCAACAATTTCTGGAGTGATTTTAACTGTAAATATCTTAGTCTCTTCATCGCTGTCTGAACTTGACTCTGATTCAGAACCAGACTCGGACCCAGACCCAGACCCAGACTCTGAACCTGAACCGGACCCCGACCTGGACCCAGAACCTGGCTGCTGGGGTGAAGATTTCTTTTTGTTTGATCCTGCGGTTTGGGGTTGGGATTTAGACGAAGAAATACATTCCACTTCAGCGTCAAGGATAAGTTTGTACTTTGAATCAAATGAAATAGATGCGCCCATTATGATTTATTTATGTTTCTAAATATTTCTTATATCTTTTTGACGTATATTAAACGCAAGGACGGATGGACGACTATTCTAATAAATCTGGTTCTAAATCATTTATTACGTTTTCGGTAGTTTGCTCAGGTTTGGCCATATATTTATCTAAATAACGATAGATTCGATTCACATCCAATTTAGAAATATCATATGTTTCAAGAATACGTGGTATTTCATCCTCTGAATATTGTTTCCGAAGTGTAAGGAAAAACGCGAAGAGATCTTTTTGGTCCATTGAAAGTTGAATACATAAATTCTGTATAAAAAGCAGGTTATTGTATTCAGTGCTATATTTGGTGAGAACTTTAGTAAACCGAACCTCAGTCGGATTAAATCGCGCCTTTTTCGGAAACGATTGGTGGTATAAATGATGATTATAAAACGTCTTAATGAGAGAACACAATTCATTGAATAACCAAATCTGATTTTGGAATGTGATACGATCGAAATAATCGGCCATACAAATATTATCTAGTAATAACTGATAAAATGGGACTGATACTGCGACGGGCATTTTTTCAAGCACATCAATTACATTTTCGTGCCATAATAGCCCAATCGTGGTTCGGTCTGTCTCATTGATTAGTGTATTGTGGTCGCAGATTGGATAGGCTGTATTGAATAATTTCTGCGTGACTTTCTTAATATCCTCATTATACGTCTTCGGCTGAAATATCGCGTGGAGAATATTGTTCGATATAATGGTATTCGGTGTTTTATTCATTTCTGCGACAGCGGTGAGCTTGCGTAGATTGCCTTGAATAAATGTCAGGATGCTTTTACGCAAGCTGATTTCCAGGTTCGGCATCGTTATATCCACCAAATGCGACATTTGTGTAGGTGTTGGTGTTTTCAACTCATATACGTGACACACTTTCATTAATTCTTTGATCTTTTTGTCGATATGATAATTTCCGATACATATAATCGGGTTCATTGTAATCTCCTCTTGTTTTTGTTTTTTAGTCTTTTTAGGACGAATCAGTTTAATCAGTGATGTAATACCACCTTTGTCACCATTATTCATACCGTCGAGTTCGTCCATCACAATGACGATTTTCTGGATTTTACGCTGGAATATCGACATTATATTTTTATCGGAAATATTGTGCTGGGTTATGGAATCAATAATGGACTTATTCCGGATATCGCCCGCATCGTATTTAATAATATCATAGTTTAGTTCTTTTAGTAGACGGACGATGAATTCGGTTTTACCGGCGCCTGGCGCACCGTATATATAGACACCGCGCTTAAACGTCAGGTCACTCTTGTTTTTCTGAAATGATGCGAGAAAGTCGCGGAGGTTATTGTATATGCTATCACGACCTAGATACGAATTATAATTGATACTACTGTTTATAGAGGACGATGACGCAGACGCGGACGATGACACGGACGAAGAGGATATGGGCATTTATAGTGTTTGTTTTAAGCGGTTGTTAATTAGTTGGTTATTATCATATGTTTTTTCTTTTTATATAATATAACCAATTTATAAAGTTATTACTACTCCAAAGCAATGGATTCATTTCAAGGTTTATTCGCTCCTCTCGATAAGGATTATTGTCTGCTCTTTTACTGGCTTACCGTCGTAAATTTCATATTTTTGGCGATTGCCGGTTTAGGCTTCATCTCGGCTCTGATTATGTTATTTAGGGGTAAGGTGACAATAATGAGCGCGTTCTATTCATTTTTGATGATTTTGGTATACGCACTTATGTATTTCCAGAGTAGATTGTTCTACTCGATGTGTGTGACCGGAAATATGAAGGCTGGTGCTTACGGCGCAGGTTCCGCATCTGACTCTCTTCCTGCTGTTGCCCAGCAGGCATCAGGCGCGTCACCTGGTGCGTATCGTTTTTAATACTCAGGAGAGCTCTAGCTCTAGCTAATGTAATGTAAATACCGCAAGTTTACATTACATCATTACATTACAAACATTTCAATGAAGCACTTTTAGATGCTTTACCATCCAAAATACCTTCCCACGGAATATATCCATCACTACCAGATATACCCGTATATGTTTTCGGTGTGGCTTTAAAGTCATTCAAGTTCTCACAACTAGTGGATTTTGGCACGAAAGATGCGGCACCTATACCGTATGGATCGGTACATTGATTTGATGTGGCATCCCAGGTCATCCTATCTGGGCATTTCGCGATTTCGGGTGGCCATTTCTGTGAACTCTTTGATTTCCATAATAACATCGCAACTGTCCCTACTGAAATAATAAAGGCAATCAACGCTAATAACAGAACCATCTTCTGAATCGTTAAATTGAAAAAATTGCTAAACAATCCGCTGCCGCCTCCATTTCCTGAACCAGAATCTGACCCAGAACTTCCGATACCAGCCGATGAACCCATATTTTTATTTCCTGAAATGAAGTCCATTTATCTATCTACTTTTGAATACGACTATATACTATAATTATAAAAAGAATTAAGATGGTATGGTATTTAGAGAAATAATCTGTACATAGTATAAATGAACTATCACGCAGCTCCAGATCATACCTTCATTGGACAACCAAAAAATGGACGTCTTGATATTGTAACGCCACCCACTCAAGATCAATTCGCGCTTTATGATAAAAACCCAGTCCATCAGTGTGTCACCTACCGCGACGCTTTGAACGGTATATGGGAGAATACACCTGTCTCCAATGCGTTTTTTAGTAAGGAAAATATGCAGATTATTCAGAACGGAATTCGTGCTGGTGTGTATAAGCGTTCCAATGGTAAATATGTGATCGGGGAACAGGATTGTGACACATTGCGTATCATTATGCGCACGATTTTTCTTCAAAATGCGACCAATGCCCCGACGGAAATCCGCGCTCAGATTATTGAGCTGAATGAATTAGTATTTGAATATTGTGTCCCTAGAATACACGGCGAGGCGGAGGGATATATCCAGTATAAGCGTGATGTGAGTAATATGTATACACCGATTGCTCGGCCGAATTTCTCGGATTACAAGCACAAGACGCTAGAACTGAAGCCGTGGTTCTAGTTTCTCACTCAGTCTCCAGGGTGGCGAAGCCACCCCTTTCGCCCGAGCTCGACTGTGCTCGTTGCTCACTCGTTGCTCCAGGGTGGCGAACGCCACCCCTTTCGCTCCTCGTTCGCGGTGTTTCTCACGCGTCGCTCCACTCGGCTTCGCCTCCTTTCGCTCCTCGTTCGCGGTCTTGCTCGATATTGGCTCCATTTCAGAGAAGGCGAGGCGAGACGAATGGAGCAACGCGAGGCGAGACGAATGGAGCAACGCGAAATGAGACGCAGCCGAGCAAAGCGCAGCCGAGCTATTTCTTAATCACCATCTTCTTCTTGCTCGCTGCTCCTCCTCCACCCCCGGCCGACGCTGCGCTCGTTTTTGGTTTCGTCATCGCCACCGATGCCGCATCCGCCGCCATCGCCCATTTTTTGTACTCACCCTCCAAATCATCCAAGTCTTTGGTCCACAACGCTTGAATCGATGTATCTGTAAGTTGCTGATGTTGTGCGCGCTTGGAGTCGCGTTCGCTGAGAAGGTGCCTGACATTCTCATCCGTGACACTATCCATCGGCATCTTCAGCAGGTATTTATACTCAGTATCGCCTTCAATGTGCTCGTAGCCGTGCGCGACCATTTTTGCGAAGATCGCCTCCTTTGTCTGACGACGTAATTCCAACTTGTCGTCAAGCACTTCCTGGATATATCGGGCGCGATTCGTGAGGACCCGCAGTTCATTGCTGAGTTGCGCCAACATTGCCGTCTTGCGTTTCGAATAGAGGGCCAGACGTTCCACGTAGTAGTCCTCAATAATGTCGTAGATGTCCGCGTATTTCCGCAGTTTCTCGCGTGCGTCGAAGAGATTCATATTCGTCGTACTTTGCGTCGTGAATAAACCGAGCAGTTTTTCCAGTTTGTTCGTGCCGGCATCCGCGTCGATGATTGACGCTTGAAGATCCTTCGGTGTATGAGGGTAAGCCGGATGAAACGTCACCGTGATATCGACCACAGCGTCAGTAGACATATCCATATACTCTTTAAGGACGGGCGCAGATGCGGCGGCAGCGGCGCCTCCTCCTCCCCCGGCCTTCTCCTTGTCAGCAGGCCCATCCATCAACTTTTCCAAGAACTGTTTATAATCATCCGTCCACGTTCCAATCGGGAGTTCGGTGATACGGACTTTACGGTCGGCAATGATTTCGTAGGTTCCTTTGATGAGATACTTCGCGGGAAGCGAAGCCGCAGGCAAAATCGAAGGTGAACCTGATCCACCCGCACCCGCACCCGCACCGCCCCCGATATTCTTGATAGTTCCTTTAAATCCCTTAAAATAAGGCTCAATCGTAGGACGGTCACTCGACGAGACACCCGTGAGCATCGCGCGAATATACGCAATAATTTGAAGCGGATTATGCGGCATAATATCTGTACTGAATCCCGTTCCGATTCCCTTGCTTCCATTGATGAGAATCATTGGAATCGCTGGAGCATAATACACTGGCTCCACCATCTGCCCATCATCATCTATGTAGGTTAACACTGCGTCGTCTTCTTGACGGTAGAGAAGTCGCGTGAGACGGTTAAGCTGTGTGAAGATGTATCTTTCACTCGCACTGTCTGAACCACCCGCACAGCGAGTCCCAAACTGACCGTTGGGTTCGAACAGATTGATATTGTTGCTGCCAACAAAATTCTGCGCCATCCCGACAATCGCCGCATTCAAACTCGCCTCACCGTGGTGGTATGCGGCGTGCTCGGACACATACCCACTGAATTGTGCGACCTTGATTTCCGTTTTCAGACCCCCCTTCTTGAACGCCGCAAACAAGATTTTGCGCAGCGAGATTTTCAGTCCATCCATCAGGTTGGGGATCGAACGCTCATTATCGTAGATGGAGAAGTGGATAAGACCGCGGTCAATAAACTCTTCATACGGAATCTCATGCTTCGATGTATCCAGGAACGCCTCACGCGAATACGTCGACAGCCACTCCTTCCTGTCATCCGCGCGCTTCTTATTGAATGCCATATCCAGGCGGTCGTTTGATGCTTCACCTGTATGGATGAACGCCACCATCTTCTTATTCTCAAAGTATTCTTTGAACTCCTTGCCGGTGCTCGTGCCTAAACCTTTATAATATTTCGTATTCCAACCTGCTGGAACGACTGCGCCGGGGAACTGCTTCTTCCAGTGCTCGAACTCGCCGTCATTGTAGAAGAGGACCTCCTGTGTGCCGCGGCGGGCTTTCAGAATCGGAGTATTCATAAACCCGATGAAACCAGGAATCTTCGTAAGTGACGGCCACTCTATCTGGAAGAGGTTGATTCCCAGTCCCTGGATATGTGCGCCGTCTAAATCCTGGTCCGTCATAAAGAGCACCTTGCCATAACGCAGCCGTGTGGCGACATCCGCTGCCGTATAGGTCTTCCCCGTTTCAAGACCGAGGATTTGCTTGATTTCCGCAATCTCGCGGTTTTCGGAGATACGTTTCGTCGTCTCGCCGTGGACATTGAAGAGTTTGCCTTTCATTGGATAAACACCGATGAAATTTCTGTCCTCCTTACTCAACCCACTCACAATACCTGCCTTGGCTGAATCACCCTCGCATAAGATAATCGTACATTGCGCGGATTTGTCTGGTGACCCCGCATAATTCGCGTCGATGAGTTTCGGAATACCGCGAATCGTTCGGGTTTTCGCGCCATCCGTCTTCTTCGCGGCCTTCGTGTCCTTGACCTCTGTTAGCGCACACGCGGCGTCCATCACGCCCATCTTCGCGAGTTTCTCGATGAATTCGTCACTGACTTTACAGCTCGAACCGAAATTCGCGACAGCGGTCCCCAGCTCGTCTTTCGTCTGACTAGAAAACGACGGGTTCTCAATATCACAGCGCAGGAAAAGCATCAGTTGCTCCTTGATGGTATTCGGCTTGACATCGACCTTCTTCTTCTTCTTGATAACCTCCGCCAACTTGCGGACGATTTGGTTGGTGATATATTCGACGTGTTTTCCGCCCCTCGGCGTGTAAATCCCGTTGACGAATGAAATGTGTGCGAACTCGTCGGAGGTCGTCAGGCACACGGCATACTCCCAGCGGGGATCAGGGTTTTCGTAGATGCGCTTGACGCCTCCACCACCTTCGCTCCCTCCCTTCGCGCCGATATACAAGTCGACATACTGCTGAAAATGCCTGACGGGGACAATTGACCCATTGTATTTGACTTTCACGGTCTTGTCCGTCACTGCGGCGATATCGTAGGTGCGTTTCAGGAACAGTGCGAGCATATCCGGTGTCAAATTGTTTCCCGGGAGACCGAACCTGGCGTAATCAGGGCGGAAACTGACGCGAGTATATGGCTTGACTTTGGTCTTGGATACCACGGGCGGCGAAATCTCGGACAAATTGTTACGGAACTCCTGTACATATTTTAGTCCGCGGACGTGATCAACGGTTTCCACACGCCCCCAAACCGACCAGATAAGGACAAGCTTGAAACCGAACCCGTTCTTCCCGCCAACAATTTTTTCCTTCTTGTTCTCGTCGTAGTTGGTTGATGTACGAAGATGGCCGAAAATCATCTCTGGAATCCAGAGTTTGTGTTCGGGATGCTGGGCGACGTCGATTCCATTACCGTCATTTGTCATATGAATCGTTCCATCAGCTGCGTCGATTTCCACTTCGAGGGTGGTCACAGGAAGCGCATCGGGTTTTTTATCGGCGACAGCCTGTGCCTGACGTACAACATGGTCACGCATATTCACCATCCCTTCATCAAACAGCTTGTATAATCCTGGAATGTAGGTGATTTGACGGCGAGTAAGCATCGCGGCCGGGGGCGCGGTATCGGGCGCGGTATCGGGCGCGGTATCGGGCGCATTGTTTGTGGCTGGTGACCCGACGACTGCGGCGGGGACATCCATAACGTATTCGGTCGTTTCCGCTGGCTCAATCGTGCCAATATATGTGTCTGGTTTTTTAAGGATATGCTCTTGGTCAGTCATCTTTTGGTATTTTTGTAGGTCCTCGGCAGCGGACGCAGCCGCAGCAGCTCCATTGGCAGATTTAGAAGATTTAGGTGGCATTGAAGATACTGAACGATGCAGAGCGGGTATTGTATATACCGAGTATACGTTTAATTCATTTTCAATTTTATTTTACGAGATATATGTATCTTACTTATACTTCATATTCATATTCATATGTCCGCACCACGCTACCGCACAAATACCGGGTTTGGTATTACGTGTAGTGATATATATCGCGTTAATAATGCGCTCGTTCAATATGACACATCTGGCACACCAACTGTTATCAATGGAAGCGACCCAAATGTTCGCACTCCGTATTTTAAATGCCCGACAATTACGAACCCTACCGCTGGAATGGCGACTTCAACTAACAATACAAATATAACAAAGAAGATGCGTTATGCGCAATTAATCCGGGTAGCCACTGAAACGAAAAATGTGAAAAAGGTATATGCGGTAAATAGTATGAATCGGTTTGGTCGTTGGTCGGGTGCTCCTGGCGGATATGGCGCGCCGATCACCAATTCTTTTTAGTAATAAATATACCGGAACGGAACACCTACCGATTTGATCGGTCTTTTTTTCTAATGATGTATTATAACGACTATTGTCTTATTTAGTAAAATGGTGAAACGTTGTGATCGCAGTGATGATGGTTACTACCACATGCACGGCCAGAAATACCAGATGTTGGAGGGGTCTCGCGCCCAGGTTTGGCACGGAACCGCCTACAAGACTCCCGGCGGTCTCGTTAAGAGTGAATTGATATTTAACAAACACGGTCGCGTTGTCTCCGCAAAGAAGCACGCAACCGCGAAGAAGGAGAACCGTCTGCGTAAGTACGGTTATACCGCTCGTAAGGGCAAGTTCGGTGCTATTAAGATCAACGCCAAGACTGGTAAGCATACCCGTCTCGTTAAGACCCCTAAGAGGCGTTAAATTATCTTGAGATAATTAGTATCATTATATAATAACCGCACGTGATTATTATATATTCGTTATACTCATATTCGTTATACTCATATTCGTTATATTCGTTATATTCGTTATACTCATTATACAATGTTGCTGATTGTTACAAGAAATATAACTGGATATGCGTCACACGTTCCAATGTTATGTAAGTCATTAAATGAACGTAAGATTCCTTATATAATCACTAAAAAATGTGATCCAGATATTAAAAAACGAAAAGATATTCTCGGTATTATTTTACCTGGTTCGGTTTATCGTATACACTCCGACGAATATCAGCCCGAATTAGATATAGAGTTGTATTACTTATTCCACTTCCCAAAAACGCCTATTCTTGGATTGTGTCACGGATGTCAGTTTCTAATGTTGTATTACGGTGGCAGTCTTCTTCAATATAAAAATTATTGGTCTGGTAGTAAAGATGTAGAGTTAGATTTGTCGATAGACCATATATTTCACGGAGAAGACAAAAACCAGAAACTACGTGTATACTTCCACGATCTACCCGTCGTGACTCCGGAAGCTGCTTCGTCGGGTGTTCGAGAGATTGCGTGGCTTACATCGTTTCGCGACCACCGTCGTCGAGCCTGTGCGTTTGAATTCGAAAAGGATCGTGTTTACGGATTTATGTTTCATCCAGAAGCCAAAAAAGAGACTAGGACTATTCTTTATAATTTTTATGATAAGGTGTGTTATGGTTAGTATCCATAATTTGGCGAATTCGGTGTTTTAGGCGTCGCAACCCACCACTTTATCGTAATCATTTCATTTTCATCCAGGTATTCCGCGTATTCATCGACGAAATATTTCTCGAAATACCGTTTGCTGATAATACGGCGCTTCTCAGCCAAGTAGCACTTCCCGCAATAGTATTCATACGCATTATATAAAGGTTGAGGGAACGAGAGATTTTGCGTCACGCATTGGTTTTTAAATTGCTCTAGGTATTCGTTGATTTCAGCCTTCTTGTCCCATAGTAGACAACCAACATTTAGGATATATTTATCGTCTTCGATGATGACATCGGGGTAAAAATGGCGGAGAATACCGAGCAAGGTCGCATCGGATGCCGAGGTGGCTGCCGCACAGGTACCCCCGGCGTATTCATTGAATAGTGTTGAAAGTTCATCTATTTCCAACTCTATTTCCGCGTCATTTATGAAACATTGCTCCCCCCAAAACCGGCGAAACTGGCTGACGATGGGGAGATACCGGCTTGTGCGATTTGGAAATACGTCGTTAGACGCCGACACCGACGCCGACACCGACGTGGTGTATTCCGCAAGTTTAGACCGCAGCGATGCCGCGAAAATCATACTTGGCAATCGAAAATCTGCGAGATACAACTTCCATAAATACAACATATTCGGCATTGTAATTCCATTTTCAGATGACGCAGGCTCAGTAGAGTGGTCTACGAATTCGTTGATGATTTGCTGCTCGGTTCGCCCGCGAAAAAACCACGCGTGGGTCGCGACTTCAGTTGTTTTACAATGATGCTCTAAAAAACCGTCCGCACTCCCGAATCGGTGCGAATAATGCGCGGCGACACAGAATAAATCGATAGTGGATGATTTCAATTCGGGCATATGCGAGAGACGGAGGTGTGTGGGGCGGTGGGGCGCCACAGAGGCGGACCCAGACACAGAAGACGAGGACGCCGCGGGAGCGTGAATATCCACAATCCGACAATCCTTATACTGATGCTCATAATATTTAAACTTGAATGCCCCTGCGAATGTGTTGGAACCGGACCCGAATAGACCATAACATTCACCACCGAGATCTTTGATGAACTCCTTCGATGCCGGCGGGATGAAGTAGATAAGCGGCGCTGATTTCTTTAGAAGAACATCGCCGAGAATGGTGAGGAAATACTTGGCGTGGTCGCGAGTACGGAAGAGTGCGGGGTAGAGCAGCCCGATGACATTTTGAATCGTGCGGGATTCGGGAATCGACGAGAGAATATCGCGGGATTGGATGCTTTTGATGATTTTATTCTTGATTTTGTATTTAGCCGCACTTGCTATATTCGCACCGCTCGTGCTAATGCTTGTGCTCTCATTAGGACAACCTGCGGAGGAAGCGGAAGCACCAAAGGTGCTGGGTGCGGCCGACGCAGAATAGGCTTCCGATACAGGCGCCGAGATAGTCACCGAGTCCGCGGAAGCACTGAAGGTGCTGGGTGCGGACGAGGTGAACGATAAAATGCGGTGATGTATTTCATCCTCGTGTATTACCGAATATCGGACCTGATTATTATACGTGAAATACAATTCGGACGCCGGACAATAGAAATATTTGGTTTTATTTAGGAATGTCTCCGTTATTTCATCGGCCAGTAGTTCGAGAGATTTCTTCCGTGTTTCACGTTCAGCGTGTGCTGTCTGATAGTTTTTTATCGATTGCGGAAGCTGGGTCTTCACAAACGCGTGGATTCGTTCAAGGACATACTCGTTGTCGGGTATGGCCGCGTTTGTATTCCATATCTCCGAGAGAATGGCGATGGTGTCGGGGAGGGAGGGGGGGGCGGATGCGGCGGTTGACGACATTTAATACTATGAATATATATAGTTTTATTATTGTTATTTCTATTGTTATTATATAGTAATGAGTCAAATTGACCTCTTACAGAGAAATTATGATTATTTAAATCGTATGTGGGAGATACAAATTGACTCACTAGAGAATAATACTATGCCGTATATAGAAGTTCCCGTAGGGACTGAATGTCCAATATATTTTCAGCCTATCCAACAATTAAAATTAAGTAAGACTGAAGTAACTAGTTATAAAGCAGTTGGGATAAAACTTATTCCAGAAGTTGAAGGATGTCCGACATATAGTGTGGATGCAGTAAGAGACGAACTGAAACGGTTTTTAGTATCGAAACATTTGATGAAAGATTCAGACACACTATTTCCGCGTATTACAAAAAATCAATTTTTACGATTCACATCGGCACCAAGTGTTGATTATACACAACGCCCCAACTGGTTGCGGTTAATAATGCCACTAGATGAAGGGGTTCGGCCTTTAACACAAGGTGAAATGAACTGGTTTATGTGTCGTCGATATAGAGAACGAGAGTTTATAGACCTTAGACCGTTTAATCCAGATGAAACAATGCCGCATGACCTTGGTTTTATAGATCCGGGTTGTCGGATAACAGTATCAATAGATATGTTAAATCGACTATATAATTTTTTTATTTCAGATAACGTTCAGAGAGTAACACGAGCCGGTTTTGAGAGTATAGGAATAGGAGGTAAAAAACTAACAAAAATGAAAAAAAATCAACGTTATAGGTCGAATCATACATATAAACGACGTAAGACCCGCCACCGCACCCGCCGCCACACCCGTAGTCGTCGTCGTTAACCATACATACCATTATTTTTGCTAGATTGCGAAAAATAATGGAATCAAATGAATCCGCGGAATAATGAAACCGCGATTTAGTGCTTCTTGTGCGCACGTGAATGCTTGCGATGCTTGGAGCCATTCTTGCGAGAACGGCCGCCCTTCTTGGACTTGCGAGAACGTCCACCCTTCTTGGACTTGCGGCTGCCTTTCTTAGGGTGGCGGCGCTTGGAATGACGGCGGCCGCCGATGGCTGCTGCTGCTGGGGGTGCTGCTGCTGCTGCTGTGGAAGGAGCGGCGGCGTTAAGTTCAGTTAATTGATCTGTAGCAGTTTTAAGGGTTGCTTTTGCTGTTTCAATCGCAGCAGAATCAGGTACTGTATTCTTTTCAAGTTCGGTCAACGCGTCCGTGGCATCCGTTACCGCTTTTTCCGCAGCAATTATTTCTGGTGACTTGGCGGGGGCGGCGGCGACTGGTATAGCTTCTGATACCAGGGTATCTTCTGTTACCAGGGTATCTTCTGGTTCAGAAGATAGGGCTTTATTATTATCGCCATCATTAATTATTGTGGATGTGGATGTGGGTAAGATGGTCGGATTGGCTGCTGCTTGTACGTTTTCGCTATTTAGTTCTTTTGCTTCTGCTACTAGGCCCGCAGCCTTATCCAATATTTTGGCTGTTTTGGAGTCGGTGTTTGTCATTAAGGTTTCTACCATTTTACTTATTCTTATACATATTCTAAATATTAAATTCAGTTCAATATTGAGAATAATTTATGGCTCATTATCAACGCCGCCTCGTCGAACGTGATTTCTTCCTAAATACGCGCTTGGATGATTTCTTGTATTTGCGCGATGATTTTGGGGTAGATCGACGGCGAAGGGAACCACCGTTACGAGATTTGTTAAGCTGTACTTTTTTTTTTTCTCTTAGAAAGTTTTGTAAATCTTCATCAAAAATAGACATGATAGAAGGATCAGGTTCATCGTATGAGCTAAACCACATCCCAAACAATTTTTGGGTTCTGGGGCTGAGCTCACCGAAATACGCAGGATTATAATTGGAAAATATTTCACGAGCAATATTAGTAAGTTCATCAAGATGATCCGCAGTCTTCATAGTTTGAAGTTTACTAGTAACATCAGCAACATCAGCTTCAGCAGCTTCAGCAGCTTCAGCCATATTATCTATTTTGATATTTATATACATATATCTGTTATTTTAATTCCTCCTCCCCCCTCACGCCTTAACCCACCCCCTCTTCGGAAAATCCGCTAAATATTCCGCCCAGTCTTTCCACTCCGGGTGTTTTTTCATATGTTCGCGGACCGAAAAGGGCGTCCCGCACGGCGGCCCCCAATGTGCTAAAAATGACATCCGTCGAATAGACACACTATCCGCCACTTTCGTATCATACGCACCGACGGGTTTGTATGGAACGCCACCGCCTGTGCCGCTTTCACCCCCGTCGGTGTAGCCGTGTTTACAAACCGTCCGCGAATTCGCCGCCGTTTTACCTAAATGATTGTCATAATGGTCAGAGAGGATGCGTTTTACGACGTCTGTATCGATCCGGCCGCGATACTTCTCCGTGAGTTTCTCTAACTGGACGCGACGATTGCCTATACTTGATGAAACGTCGCGAAACCCGCTGGCACCGTCAATCATTCCCGCCCCTGTCGCGTGATTTGCTTTCTCCGACATCGATGAAGAGCATTCTATATTACGAATTCTCTCGTCATATGTCGAATTAAACCCGAGAAACACCCCGTTCTTCGTGGTTTCAACATTAACGTAATTCAATCCGAGTTCGACACGCATAATACGCGGGGGCCTGCCGTGGCCACCGTGTCCGCCGATGTCCCCAAACATCCACGAACACGCATAATCCCCCGAGTTCCGTTTCTGTAATCTCTCGGCATAGTCTTCTAACGTCCGTCCATATTGCATACATTCGCGGATTCGGCAACAAATCGGGTCGCGTAAAGTGAATGCGTTGAATCCGCGTATTGTCGTCTCACTCCCAATGATTCCTGCGCCTGTGACAAAGAAGTCGGTCATACTAAATATCCCGCCGGGCATACTCTGCATCACCATCGGGACGCCATCCCC